CTGCTTCTGGAAGGACCAGTCAATCTGATTGAACCGCTCGAAGTCCACTAGTTCGCCTCGTTGGTTAAGGACACACAGGACTGTGAAATCTACATACTTGGCGACATCTACACCCATCACATACTCGTCTCCATGGACTGGTTCAGGTGATAGCTCGCCTTTGATACATCCCTCAACTCCCCGGAACACCGCCCCGATCTCATCGAGGAACTCTGCAAGGAATTCCTGACGATATATCATCTCTGGCAGGGTTCGCCTGGCTTCATCAATCTCTTTGGGATCTATGTAAGGATTGGCAGCCGTGGGAAAACTCCAACTTTCATAATCTGGGAACTCTGGATCTTGTCCCCGGGTCCACATATCAAAGAACCAGTTATGGCCTTTTGGTGTGCTTATGAAGATACCTTTGCCTTGCTTGTCTGCAAGTGCTGGGCGCAGTGCTTCCTCCCATACGTCCTTCTTGACCATGGCCGCTTCATCAACAATTACCAGATCTATACCCTCCCCTCGGAGTGTGTCGGGATTATCACCAGACTTAATCCAGATAGTTGATTCGTTTACCAATTCGATGTATTTCTCAGATTTATTCACTGATTTTATAATTTCTTTAGGTAAGAAGAATTTGAATTTACGCCAGTTGATCATAGCCTGGGCGAAGACTGGGGCCACTACCCATTCAATAGATCCCGGAGGCAGGGCAACAGCTATCTTGATCGCTTCGTTTACTGCCGCCTGGGACTTCCCGAACCTGCGCCCGCTGTTTAGAGTGCGGAATCTGGCAGTAGAATCATGAAACATCTTCTGCGCTAGGTGCGGGCTGTATGGTATCGTGATTGTCTTCATCTTTATCTTTATTCCATTGCAGGGATATTCCAATATCTCCACTATGCTCTACTTTCTGCTTGTCGAAGCCCAACAGCTTACTCTTCATCTCCTCAAGCTTAGTCCATTCGTCTTTCTTTACAGTCGTTTCCTGTTGCTTAGAATCAATCCTGCGGAGCATTCCGGCCAGAGTGTGACGTTCAAGTGAGAGGGTAATATCATCAACAGCCTTTAAAAATTCGGGGTCTAACTTCCAGCGAGAAATAGAAGATTCTTTCAAGTGAAATCTTTTTGCAATTTCTCTTTGTGTTTCGGCGCCTTCCGCTAGTGCTCTGATAACTTCCTTTTTTCGCTCAGACCATTCTGACTTTTTCGCTTTATTTCGCATGAGTGATTACCTCTGATCTTCCATTTGGGAACCTTGTATCGATCTCTGCCACGATAGCAGCGTCTGTCTTAAACTCCGTTCGTATCTTCGAGTATATCTGCACATAGAATGAGGATATCTCAGTATCTGATATCGCCTGTCGCCCTGTGCACATTGGATGATCTTCATAGTACTCATGGAGAATATGTAACTTCTTGGCCTTCTGTATTGCGCTGATCTTCTGTAGTGGGGTGCGTTTCGTCATGATCGACCTCCATTCGATGGATTGTATTTTCTACTGAAGAATCCCTGCCGAAACTCCCTATACCAGGGATGTTGTTCGCAAGTATAGTCACATTTTTTCTTACAGTTTTCGTGTATCATATTATCATCCCCTTCTATCAGGAGAGCTTGCAAACGCACTTGCACAACCCACCTTTATATCACACCCATCACAGTTGCCTTCTCCTGGCTTTCCAAAACACGGCGGTTTCTTACTTGCAGATGAAACGTTTTGTTTTGTCAGAACCCCCCCCCCATTGTTTCCACTGGAACACCTACACTTAAGACCACGGTCGATCAGTGAATAGATCCCACCACTGAATGATTTTATCCCGTTCATTTCCATATATCTAAGGATGTTCTTCTGTTGTTCTGCGTCAATACTTACCGATTTCTGTTTAGTTGACATAACAAGTAATAGTAGTTATTGTTATAAATACCTTACTATTATTAATATAAAATAACTAAATAATAATAACTACAAGTAATATAGTTAACTATAAATACTATTAACTAACATATAGACGATAGTACACTTTTTATCTTTTACGTAAAATCATAACTTTTTATCTTTTACACCCGCAGTCGTTCTTAAAAGTTTCCAGTGGAAATGAAGGGGGGGGTCTAGTCTAAAAATATATAGATAGTTATAGTGGAAATTACACAATAACTATCTGAAAAAAAGGAATATTAAATTCTGCTTAGATAATGCCCTGCTTTTTAAGGCAGGGTAGTTGACTTCAATCTATATTCAATATGGTCTTATAGTTGACCCGGCACCACTGCAAGACCAAATCATGATACAACTCTACTGCCGCCTGCCTGGTCCCAGCAAAATATACAACTACACCCATGGTTATTAACTTCGCGATAGTTCCTCGGCGTGCGGCTACGTTCATACCGAAGTTCGTCTTATTGTAGTTCGTACCGTTGAACGCTGGTTTGAAGCTAAGATATTCACCGTAAGAGCATTCAGCAATAAGTACGAATAGGTTGAAGCGTGGATCCTTCTGATATCGCTTAAACTCAGCCTCGAACCTACGCCGGTTATCCTTCTTCGCAAAAGATGAGTAGAGATCACATCCAACCATACGGCCGTTTTTACGTGTGGCCCCCTTCCGCTCCACACACAACCCACCAATGGTAATGCTCTGATCATCGTTTAGTATCTCGAATGTGTAATCCCCGGTCTGGTTGTATCCGGATGCTGCCTTCTTCTCCATAGGGATTGTAATCAGTCCAAGCTCTTCATCGGTCCAAGGCTGTTGTTCGTTCTGCGCAACACGGACGTTGAAATCTAATTTTTTTACCCAAGCAGTTTTTTGCCGGGATAACTTGTCTTCTATCTTCTCATAGTCTGGGTGCTGCGGTGGAAGTCGCTGGAGTTCTACATGGAGCTGTAGGATGTTGGCCGCATAGTCATCTATAGTTTTCACCATATATCACCGCCTATACATCTCTTTCACTGCTGCCTGTATAGCGAATCCCACGTCTTCGAGCTCTTCCTGTGTATCCGGATGTGGTTCGATTACCACAGCAAGGCAAGGTGTTACTACCCCACCTATGTCAATCTGTGATTTGAATGTTTTTACGCTATTTCGTTTTTGAGGCATTAGTTCATCACTCCCAGTACGGCCTTTGCACAGCTCTTTGCACTATTCATATCTTTTGAGAAAAACGCATAATTCATTTCATCCTTCATTTCATCCTCTTTGCCTGAGATATATATCCCATGTCCTGTTGTTCTGAGATATGCGTCTATCACAACAACCTCAAATTGTTTCATGAAAAGGTTTACTTCAAACGAATGGCCTTTGGATTCAAGCAAGTTTTTTACTGTAGACATACATAAAAATTGGTGGTTGATTTGTCTGCTCAACCATCCCACTTCTAAGTTCTCTTTCATGATCTCGCCGTTTTCGTATGTGTATTTTGTCATGTATATATTTCCTTGGCTTCGATGTGAACTCCGACTTTCTCATCATCAGACACCTGTTCCAACCACAACTGATATCCATTCTCATCAGTAATTGACTTGAGGTCCTTGATGCTGTCAGAGTCAAGCAGGCTGGCATCATTCACCCACAATACTTTGAGGTCTGGATTCATTGCCATTCCAATACGTGCAGATATTAGGCGCTTCTGTCCATCCGAACATTGTACTAGTGGTACGTCTTCGAAGGTTACGCCGGACTCATTGAAGCCCAGGCCCGATACCGGCATAGATTGTCGTTGTTTTGAGTGCGTCTATCTCTCGCATGTCGTTGGTTTGAATGGCAGCGGTTACTTTCAAATCGTTAATCTGGGTGTCTAACCTTGTTCGTTCCTGCTTCTGCCTGACCTGCACGTTAATCTGTTCGACATCTTCCAATTTGCACTTGAACTGTTCAAGGTCAGGATCTACCAAAGATTCCACTGTTGCTTTCATATCTGCGATTATATGATCTTCTGTAGCCAATTCTATTTTACATGATCCGGCTTCATCTTGTAACCTTATAATTTCATCATTTAGATAAGATAGTTGTGTGGCTGTTGCGGCTCTGCCTTCAATTCGATGAGACAAGTCAGTCCTTTTGTTATGGTTCTCAGTAATCTGTTCAGATGCTGCTTGCATCTCACCCATGACATCAACAGAACTAAGCTTATCGTCTGGTACATCTGGTAAGCTGGGTATACCATCCCGTTGGCCTTCCAGCCGCTTGATATCCCGGTTGACATCAGTACGCTTATCATAGATTCCCTTACGTTTCAGATCCAGCCCATGGGATCAAAAGATATATTCCCTCTGAATTTGTCGAGTAGTGCCTGCGGAGATTTGAACACCATCCCCTCTTTGTTCTCGATCTTCACAGTAGATGAATCATTCGTAAAATGTCGTTTTACTATGAGATCGCCCAGGTCCAGGAGTATATCCCCTGACTTCTGGCCGTGCCGTACTGGCTCAGGTATTGTTGCCAGGGCCTTACCACTCAGAGCAAACTCTATAGCCTTGAGAAATGCAGATTTCCCTGCGCCGTTCTTGCCGGTCAGTGTTACGTTATTTCCGTTTGCATCTACTACGATGGCGTCTATGTTCATTACGTTGGATGCCTGTAGTTTTACTATTGTCTTTGGTGTCATGTGCTTACCTCAACTCCCATCTCAGATTGATCATACATTCCAGATAACTCAGATGGGAATGCCTCCCGGAGTGCCTGGACAAGTGCTACTTTGCGGATCATGGTTGCAGGCATCTTCTTCCAGCTTGCCATACCAGTGTTATATTCGTTCATTGAGACTCTTGCTTCGGTATGGTGTTTTTGATCTTTTCGATATACTTTCGCCCACCCACCAACAAGTTTATCATCGTCATCGTGGAATGCACCAGGCACATCATGAGCAATCTTGTCTTTTTTCTGGATGATTATACCAGCTTCGAAGCCGTCATATTGTTGATGTCTGGCTGCACGTTCTGCAAATCCGTCCTTACCTACAACCATCTTAGCCGTTCCAGTGAATTCCTTTTTTATCAGGTGTACTTGTCCCAAAAACGGATTAAGTTGTCTGGCTTTACACAACTGTATAAATTTGAATGCTTCTTCGTCTGTAACCTTTTCATTGATATATTTCTTTACAATGTCTATGGTTAATTCTACCGCCTCTGGTGGTGGGGGTAGTTTTCTTTTTGGTGGTGTAGATTCATGTGGTGTATTCACCATTTCAGCCGTTACTTTCGCAGGATCATCATCTGACAAGGATTCGGTATTTTTTATATATTGGGCCGTTTCTTGGTTTATCGATTCCTCTGGTTGTTCTG